AGCAGCCCCTGCCTCCCTTCGGTGCCTGTCTTCTGGGCTCCTTTAATCTGCCACGGTACATCACGCCTACCTATTTTGCGTTTGACTATCAACAATTTAAGGCAGATATTGCCCACGTTGTACGTGCTATGGATAACGTCATTGATCGTACACAGTACCCTCTTGAAGAGCAGCGTAAGGAGCATCAGAGGACCCGTAGGATAGGCATAGGGATCACTGGCCTAGCCAACGCCTTCACTCTTATGGATCTCTCCTATGGCTCTCCTGAGTCCGTTAAGTTTACCAAGAAGATTATGAAGACGCTGACCCATGCCTGTTACGAGGCAAGCTCAGACCTTGCAGTGGAGAAGGGATCATTTCCTAAGTTCAAGGAGACGGGGTATCTGGAGAGTGGGTTCGTATCCAAGTTTCCCGAGGAACTAAAGGCAAAGATCAAGAAGCAGGGCATGAGGAACAGTCACTTGATTTCCATAGCACCCACAGGAACCATTAGCTTTACCGCTGACAACGTAAGCAGCGGGATTGAACCTGTGTTTGCCTTGGAGTACGACAGGACTGTGCAGTTACCAGAAGGTCCCGTCATTATGAAGATGAAGGACTACGTACATGATAAGTATAATCTACAGGGTGAGGTAGCCAACGACCTGTCAGTAGACGACCACCTTGCTATTCAGATTGCAGTGCAGCCCTTCGTAGACAGCGCGTGTTCCAAGACTATTAACGTAGGAGACGCAGTAACCTTTGATGAGTTCAAGGATGTGTACATGAAGGGATGGAAGGGTAAGCTAAAGGGTGTGACTACCTTCAGGCTGGCAGGTAAACGCTATGGTATTCTTAATGTGGCCGATGAACCACAGACAGAGGGTGCTGCCTGTTACATTGACCCCGAAACTGGTACAAAAGAATGCGGTTAAAAAGAATTAAGTACTGGTTTAGGTGGGGCTTGAGATGCTGGTGGAGACACACGGTTCACTTTAGAAATTGGGCGGATGGTAAAAACAAAAATATTCCTAAGTATCTCTCTGGAAAATCTAACGAATAGTAATAATATCTAGGTCGCAACGGGAGCAGATGAACCTGCTTTCGTTGCTTCCTGGGTTCTTATGACCAAACACAAAACAAACAAGTTTGATAATCTTCTGTTTCATTATGCCTTCCTATTCTTTCCTGATGCGGTCACTGACCACTTAACTCTACCTGGACCAGTCTTCTTAGCCACGTTTCTTCGCCTTTACCTTAGCCGTCTTTGATAGGTTTCCAAAGTGATACAGGCGTTTGCTAGTCTTGCCGTGAGTTTTACCTGAGTGTAGCTGACCGTTGGGCATCTTGTGCATCCCGCCTTTGTGTTCAGTCCCGTCTTTGAAGTAATGCTTTACACCTTTAGCCATTACTGCTGCTCCTCTTCTTGCCTTACTGTTACTTTAGCTGCTCTTAAAGGTGTAAACAATCCTGCTTCTTTTAAAATTCTTGAGTAATCTGGATTACTAGGTTTCATTTTTGCTACTGCTTGAACTGCATAAAATTGTTCTCTTGTCATTCCTGAAGGAGTTTTAAGTGAGGTATCTACTCCAGGGTACTTTGCTAACTTCTGTTGTATTTGTTTTGCTCTTGTTTGTTTACTGGCCTTTAAGGATGCCTGAGACTTTTTAATTGAATCTGATTTCTTACCTTTTTGTAAAATATCTACGACAATAGGAGTAGAAACATTTAACATTCTATCTGCTTTAGGAGCTTTCATTATAAATAAATCATGTTCGTCATTCATAAAACTTGAAAGAGTGCCATCTTTTTTAATGGCCGTCATGTAGTTTATTCCTCCTAATTCTCTTGCGTCTGATTTAACATTTCCAGTTACTATGGCTGGCCTACCCTTAAGAACTTCTTCAGGATTTCTTACGCCTATACCTTTGTTTTTTAAAGCATCTAAAAATTCTTTGTTTGTCTTAAAAGGTTTCCCATTAAATATTTTTTTTAACCCAGATAAAGATTCACCCCCAAAAATTTTTCTTGTATAAACATATCTATCTAAGTTTCCTGCGGCTTGAGTATTAGTTCTTCGCACAGTCATCTGATATTTTTTGTTGGGATTAACTTTCTGAACCTTTTTTATTTCATTAAAAACAGAGTTTAAATCTTTACGTGTTAATGAAGTTGCTCCCTCCATAATATCATAGTATTCTTTTGCTCCAAACCTATCTGCAAATGCTACTTCTGATGCTCCCTCAGAAATCTTTTGAAATTTAGAGGGGTCTTTATACTGTTGACCAAACAACGTAGACTGTCTAAATTGTCCAATTACTTTTTTCCCTGCCTCAGTCCCTACGTTGGGATCGCTAAACTCTTTCATAGCTTGTCTGGCGGCTCTTGTATCTGCTACCGATACTCCTTGTTCTTGAAACAATCCTCTGGCGGTTGGAGAATACCTAGCTTCTACAAGATTTCTTGCTCCTCTTAATGCTCCTCCTCCTGCTGCTCCGGCTCTTTTAAATTTTCCTCCATAAAATCCAGGTAAATCATTAGGGGCTTGAGCTAAAGCCTGACGCATTGTTCTAGTAACACTTCCACTAGGTACAAAAGGTAACAAACCAGCAGCACCAAGAGCTATGTTCATAGCAGAGGGATCTTTAGCAATAGCTACACCATCCGCAACTGCTCCTAGTATATCTCCAATTATAGGAAGAGGAGCGGATAAAAGAGCCGCACGATCTAAATTAGACATATTGTCCCATACATCCTGAGATACGTCAGCGGCCTTATCAAATAACCCTTTCTCAGCCATTAGTCTCTGGTCCCTTCACGTCTTTCTATGGCCTTCTCAGCACCCCCTCCAAACCACATATAGAATAGGTCTCCAAATACAGGGATAGTCTTGAGGCCCTTAAGTGTTTCTGAGTCTTCGTTGTTAGCGTCAATAACTCCCTTGGCTATATTGTCTGCTAGAGTAAGCGGAGGAAATAAAGTATTAGCAGCAGCCTGACCAATCTCTCCTCGTTTAAGATACTTGTCAGTAGTAAACTTACTTAACCCATAGACACCCAACAAGGACCACAGTGCTTCTGTAGGTAATTCTTCTGGCTCCAGTAGTTCTTCTCCACGTAGGATCATACGTACTTGGTTAATACCTAAGCCAGCTAAAGAAAGATAGGTTCCCAGTCTAAACGCAGTCATAGCAGCTTGTGTTTTATTTCCTTTCTTGTACTCTTGCACTACTTCCCTACGAACAACATCCATTTGTTTTAATGTAAAGGACTTAAGCATATACAGAAGTCTTAACTTAGAGTCCAATGCACCTGGAGGAAGTTCTGAAAACGAGATAGGTTGTTGGTCAGACAACTCATTAAACAAAACAAACAACGTATCGTCTGTTACTCTTTTGTTTCTAAAGTCATCCATAACTCGATCTATATTATCTGGAAAAGTATCTTCCCATTTCTTTTTAAATTTTTCTGGAGACTTTCTTGCCAGCCTAGAATTAAATTTAAAGGAGGCATTAAGTACTGTCTCTTTACCCAAACGGTCTACTGCTCTAAATCCACTAACAGTAAAGGCCTTCTCTAATGCCTTTGCAAATATAGACGGATCGTTAAACTCTTTGGATATCTGAGCCTCCATAACGTCAGACATTTTAATTCTCTTTGGAAGTACCATAGAAGTAAAGGTGTTAAACGAACCCTTAAGTGCGGCTGTAATTGCTATGTCACCTAACTGAACAAGAGCAGAGGTAGGATTAGCAATGGTATATAGATATCCAGATTCTTTAATGGCTGACGTTAGTTTTCCCATAGGAGTTTCGCCATCTATAAACCTAGCCTTAAGCAAGTCCTCTATAGCTTGCTGTTGTTTCCCGTCTAACTTTCTAAGATTTATCTCTCTGTTAATATAACTTCCTACTGTTCCTGAAAAGTCTAACTCTTCTAAATCTTTAGAGAACACAAGGTTCTTTGCGCCAAGAAAATCATTAGTCCTTGTAGTGTTAATTCCTCTTCTTACATAATTTTCTAATGCTCTCTCTGGTGACGCATAGTACTGAATAAGGTCATCTGTTAGTTCAAGTTTTCTCTGTTTAGCTACATTAGGTCCGGGTTTTTCCATGCTGGCAGCACGGCCAAGTAACACCCTGTTACTAATTTCATCTTGTTTATTTAGTGGGATTTCTTTTACAGAAATTCCTTTTTCTTTTGCGTATGCTTTTAGTGCATCGTCAAAAGGAGCAAAGTGTTTTGGATTTTTTGGATTTAGAGCCTTCTTTAAAGTGTCCAGGTCATCAACTAAACGAGGAAAGTAATCTTCTAACTCTCCAAAGGCTTCTTTACCGTACTGCCTAATGTAGTCATCTTTAATGTCAGTCAATAACTTTTTGACTCCTTGAAAGTTTTGAACCATACTAGGGTCTACTTGGTTCATAATGCTTTCGGCCCTGGCAAACCCATACCTGTCTGCGTTTCCTAACTCTCTTGTCAGGGCAACCTTAAGGGGGCTATTGCCCATAGCCTTTAGCTGTTCTTGAAAGGGCCGTATAATATCCATAGCTGTATTGTTTGCCACGCCCAAATCAAATTCATGTCTTCTAAGTCTACCGGCTAAGAACGGGGATATGTTTTTTAACTGGGTTGAAAGAACACCCATGTACTTATCCATACCAGGGGAAAGTAGACGAGAAAAGTAACTATCCTTAGCTACTGCTTTAGTCGGAGAAAACTGAGGAACAGCTAAATTAACTATATTTTCAGGAGTCATATTAAATTGTTCAAGAGACTTCCCTAGTTGTCTTGGGGATACCCCTGCTGCTGCTGCAATCCTAGGTATATTATCCACGTTTACAGTACCCCAAGGAGACGCAAGCTCTCTATTAACTGCTTCCTGTACTCTGTCTACGGTTTTCCTAGCTGCTCGTTGTCCTAGTTTTTTGGCACCAAAAGTTATACCCCCAGGAATAACGGCACTTACCCCTGCCGTCACTGCCATCTTACCTGGATCAACTGTACCTTTTTCAGCAATGTCCTGAGAAGCACTGTAGGCTCCACCTAGTACTGCTCCCGTAGCAAAGGCACCCTTAACGCCTCCCATAAACGGTATCAAAGACGTAGGGTCTACAACTTCTCCAGCAAATGCTCCCGCCATACCAGCAAAACTACCGGGGTCTGGTTCAAAGTCTGATCCAAACTCAGCTTGAAGTTGTCTTTCCTTAGCCCTGAAGAGCATCTCCCTACGAACTTCAGGAGCAGCCTCCTCAAAACCCTCTCCGTACTTTTGCTCTGCTGTTTTACCTGAAGTATCCATATAGAAATCCATGCCCGTATAAATAGTTCCTATGTCTTTTAGGTATCCAGTCATTCCTCCAGACTTTTCGTAGTGGTACTTAAATTGTTCCCAAGAAGAACCCGATAAGTCTTTTTTTATTTCACCATCTACGTACCTATCTCCGGGCTCTACTTCCTGCTCTTGCATCCAGGGATTAACATCTATATCGTCTTGAGTTAATTCAATACCTAAGTCTTGACGTTCCTGTATTTCCGAAAACTTACGCACCATTGTTCCGTCAGGAGTCAACTCATCTCCTGGTTTTAACCCATAGGCTTGTAACTCTTCGTCGTTACGGATATCTTCTAATGTGAGAACAAAATTTTCTGACATGCTTTTACAGGTCTTCTCTTATTTTGTAATAGTGACTCTTCCACTGATCTAAAAAGTCACCTACAGTTGCGTTTTTATCTGCTTTAGTTTCAGGGCGTCTGTTTTTCATAACATTTCTTTTTCTATCAGGATTACGGATGTCTTTAATTTTAACATCCCTCATATTTAACAACTCTTTATAACCTCTTACGCCCTGTTGATGTGCCATGTACAGTTCATAGGGGTCTGTAGTACCTAGTTGTTTAGCATTTTTTTGGATATATCTATCAAGAAGTTCCTCTTGAATATCTGGCTTAAGCAAATCTTTCTTTTTAATTCCGGGCATTAATTCCTTAGCAGTTTCATATTTAAACTGATATAATCCTATAGACTTTCCATTAACTGCCGTTGGTTTACCTGATGATTCAATACGTGCAAAGACTTTACGGTCTTGGTCAGGTAGAGTAAAAGCATCGGGAGTATCAGGAGTATCCTTTGGAGGTATAGCCATACTTTGCCCTGGAGTTGCTGGACGTATTGTACCTGGAGGAGCAGCAGCAGGAGCAGGAGGAGCAACTGAAGCAGCAGAAGGAGGAGTAGCGGTTGTTGCTGGAGGTATAGCCATGCTTTGTCCTTGTACTGCTGGACGTATTGTACCAGCCGAAGGGGCAGCAATAGGAGCTGCTGGCACAACCGCAGAGGGTTGAGGAGCAAACATAGGATAATTAGGAGCGGCTGCTTGTCGTGCTCGGTTTGTTGCTTGAATGTTTTGTAAAACCTGAGGTGTTCCTGTTCCAACTTGAGGTGGTCTTTGACCTTGCATCGCTTGTCCTAAAGTTATCTGAGGTGCAGGTGCAGGTGTAGAAGCAGGTGTGGGTGTACCAGCAGCAGCAGCAGGAGCGGGGGGAGTAGCAGTACCGGCACCAGTACCACCAGAAATTTGTTGTCCGGTAACTGTAGGTTTAAGTACTCTTCCTGGTCCCTTATTACCTGGTGTACCTGCTGTGCCTGGTGTATCTGAAACATCTGGGGTTATTCCTGAACGCCATGCCTCAAGAGCCCGACCCGGTCCAAGTCTATTTCCAAAAGTTTGATTTATTGCTGAAAGCTCTAATAAAACCTTATCTAGGTTTTCTTCGTTGGGTCCCTGCCCAAGCCCTTGTGTCCAGTCATCAGGGAACCTTTCTTTATATTTGGCTAGAAACCTTTTGTCCTTCATTAAAAGATTTGTAATGGTTTTCTTTTCATCTTTTGTCCAACTTCTATGTTGAACACTTTTTCCTTTTCTTGCCTTAATTGATTGCGCTTTAATTAAATCTTTTTTAAGAGGATGTAGTTCCGTAGCTCTTGCAGAAGCACGGGCTCTCTCAGCTTCAATGGGAAATCCATTTTTTTCTAAATAATCAGCGATATCCATACGGTCTTCATAAGATACGTCTCCATCAGATTCAGCGTCTTTGTACTTTTGCATTAAAGTTGATCTTATTCTATCTCTCTTAACGGCCTCTTGCATCCTAGGGTCCATACGTATTCTTTCCTGACCTCCAAGAAGTCCAGTAAGCCCAGCACCCATGCCACTTATGGCCTCCTGCATACCCTGTCCCGCCATAGCACGGGCTCTTACCAGAGGGTTACTAAAGCCAGCACCAGCGTCTCGAATACGCTTTTCTTGTTCTAACTGCATAAGCCTCTGGATTTCTCCAGGAGTGCCTATGTTTTTAGTTGCAAATAATCCATTAGCCATTCTTAAATTCCTCTTAAATTATACCGTCAGTGCCAAAGTCACCTTCGCCAAAGCCCATGTCGCCCATACTACCCATGCCATCATCAGCATCAAAATCCATACCAAAACCTAAATCTCCCATGCTCATGTCTAAATTAAGAGCATCTTCACCCAATAATCCCAAAGGAACTCCTTGTTTTGCTGCGTCAACCATTCTATCGGCTAAACCTGTTTCTTGGTTATACCCTAATCCAAGTTGATCTGCTATTGCACCCGCTTCATTTCTAAAGGCACCTGTACCCGTTTGTCCATATTCTGTTAGAGCTCCTCCTAAAGTACCTCCTCCGAAACTTTGGAACATATCTCCAGAAGAATCAGCAGCAGCAGCATAGTAATCTGTCTGTGTATAACCCTCAAAAGGATCTTCAAGATTAAAACCAAATGCTGCGTTTCCTGCTTTTAATCCTTCGTTAGCTGCTACCCAGTTTTCCGCTGTGATATACCCATCTCTTCCATCATTTAAACTAATTTCAAAGTTTGGGTTGTCTTTAGCAATGTCCTCTATCATATTCTCATTACTAAGGGAACCATACTGCGAACCACCGGCTCCAGGGGATAATGAGCCCCAGTCAGTTCTTCCACTGCGAGTATCAAAGTTTAAGTTATAGTCAGTGCTTGGGTTAAAGTCGTGATGCGCTCCCATTCTCCCCATTGCTGCTCCAAATAAACCTAAAATATTTGCTCCTGGAATAACAGCACTGGCTCCCGCTCCAAGTACACCTCCAATAGTCTGACCTATCTTTCGATCTGTAGATAAATAACGATCACTTAAGGCTGTAGCTACTCCACTTAATGGATTCATAGGCCCATAACGATCTGAAATAGAAGGAGTGTAATCAAAGTCAAATGGATTAGAAAAGTTACCACCACCAAGTTTACTAAGACTATTATCTACGTAGTTTCCAAAATCAGAAAATAAATTTGCGGCTCCGTCAAGAACAGAGTTTCCTGAGGTTTGAGGTTGACTCATGCTGTCATAAAAGGCTTGGCCCCTTGTATCTACTAAGCCAGGACTTATCTCGCCTGTTTTTTCGTTTATGCTCCTATCATAATTTGGTGCCGTTTGACCTTCGCTTGCTACGAAAGTCGGTCCTGGCGGTGAGTTAGCAAATCCGCGATAAGCCTCAATTTCACTTGGCGTGTCGTCCGGCATTGTAGTTAACTCATAGCCCATATCACTAGGCTGATTGGGTTCCACCAGATATTCGCCCTGCGCTACCGACGCAGCTACGGGAGAACCTTGATTAGCAACGTCAGTTAACATAGCTTGAAAATTAGGATCAGTATCATCTGAAGAAAACAAACCTCTTAAGGTATCAAAAATATCTCCTGATGCCGCCGTAGTTACTGGAGATTCCTGTTGAAAGTCTTCTCCTCCTAAATCTTCTCCAGTGTTAAGTCTTCGTCTACGAGGCTGGATAGGTACAACACCTGTCTCACCTGTTTCAGTATCCTTAACACTGATGACCCCTTGAGAAATTAAAAACTCTCTAAGAAAGTCTGGGGTATTATCATCTACAACTATAGCCATGTTACGTTCCTTGTGGACGTTGGTATCCAAAGTTCTTTGTTATGTATCCACCCGCTCCCATTAGACCAGAGGCCAGAGGATTACCAGTACCCTGGACTGCCGCAAGAAGTCCCTGAGAAGCTGCCTGAGAAGCAAGCCCAGAAGCAGCTACCTGTCCCAAAGTTCCTCCGATACCACGGCCTACATTGGCATACTGTAGCGGAATATCAAGAAGTCCAGTAGCCGTAGCTAAGTCTCCTCGTTCACGCCCAAGAAGAGTATCAATCAAAGCCTGAGCCCTGTTAAACCCAGCGGTCCTACGTTGTGCTTGAGAGGCTCCTATAGCCTCCTCTAGGGCTCTCTGCTCTTGTGCGCCCCCTGTACCACCTAAACGTCCCTGTGCCAACAGACGGGTCTCTAAGTTCGTCCTCTGCCTATCCTCTTCCTCTTGGAAGTAGGGCTGTTGTTGTTGGTAAAATAACTCCCCAGCAGCAAAGGGGTCCATTCCTGCATACTGTCCTGCTTGTCCACCAAACAACCCACTTCGCGTAAGGGCTCCTCCGTAAATGTTAGCAAGTTCAGGAGATAAATTCATTAGGGCTGTTCGACTGTCGGCATCAAACTGTGCCGTACCTCCAAGACCTCCTACTCCGTAGGGTTGCGCTTGTTCTATAGCCCCGGCAGCAGCGGCTTGAGTTGCGGCGGCTTGTTGTTGAGCAGCTTCTAAAGCATCCTTAGAGGCCTGTCGTTGCCCTAGATAACTAAGACCTCCACCAATTAAACTTCCTAAAAAATCTATAGCCATATTATCCTCTCTGTGTTACCTAACTTTTCCTTTTTTAGCAAGGAGAGTTGACGTTATTAAACTTGAGTAATTACCCTTGACTTCAAAGATCATCTTAATTCTAAAGGTTCTTCCTGTTCTAGCCAAAGGAACTTTATATTCTTTTGGTCCCGCTGCTGGAGCATACTTAGCTTTACCGTAAAGAGAATTAACTGCTCCATATAAAAAGATTATTGAATCACTAACAAGATTAAATGTTTTAGAATATGTTGAGTCCTCTTCGTAGTCCTTAGAAAGTTGAATAGTAGCGGCAGCGTCTTGTCCACCTGTAACAGTCATAAGCCCAGTTTTAATAATCTTAGCAAACGTAGGATCTCCAAAGTTTGACCAAGGAGTTTGAAAAGTCCAGTTGTAATCTGCTGTTGTTTCTAACCAACACGCTGATCCGTCCCATGTTCCACCGGCAGTATTACAGGCAGACTCATTTCCATTAGTGGAAGTGGAATCAGTTAGCACAATATCATAGTAACCATCATACTCAGCAATTGCATTAGAAATACCCATGTAAAGTTTACCATCAAAAGTACTTACAGAAGACAAAGGCTGCACTGCTTCAGAAGAAAAACTCCATGTAGTAATTCTAGGAAATTCTTTCTTTCCTACAGAAAAATCAAATACATAGGCCTTATCATTGTCCGGCATAAGTGTTAGTATAAAACCTTCTTTCTGATAGTATATGCTTTTAATGTTTGCTACAGTAGCCGTTGTAAGTATACGAGTAAGATCATTACGAACTGTAGTGGACAGTCCCTCAACCGGAGCCCTACCGTCTGTTTGAGTGACACGTTGTACAGATACTAAACCTTCGTAACTTAGAAAAAACAAGTCGGCACCGACGTACACTACGTTGTCTCTACCTGCAAGGCCTACGTCTCTAATGATTTCTTCAAGAACCATTGTGGCGGGATTAAGGGCTCCGCTGTAAATAACAATGTTTTGTTTTCCAAAGATAATTAGTTTGTTTTCCAAAGAAGCCAAATGGATAATCTCGTCGTTACCCCAGACAGTCTTAAGGTCTATTGACCCAGCAGCACCACCATTTAATTTTTGACCAATAAGGTTATCTGAGTAAAATAGTGTACCTTTTGCTTCGTTAACACCACCATAAAAAATACGTCCGAACTCACCAAGAGCGCAGTTAGGATCAAAAGTAGTTATGCCAGAAGGAGCATGATAATTAGATAAGTCATCTATATCTTTCCATGTAGTTCCATCGAAGTTAATTGCTTTGTGTGCTGCTTGAACACCCCAGAACTGATCATTAAAATTTATCCACTGCCAGTTACCGTCTGTAATAGTCTGTGGTGATCCTGCAAAAGATTGAACAGTTAAAGAATCAGGAGCAGTAGATATATCTAGTTTAACAATGTTTGCTCCTGTACCTGCATAGTATTCCCTGGTACGATCTGACTTAACAAACTCACCTATAGACTTAAGAGAACCAGTCGTTACTGGTTTACTAATTTGTTTGATACCCTTCCTCGGACCCATACGACCCTCAAGGTCATAGACTACGTTATTAGCTTCTGTGAGCCAACCTAAGTCCAGAGTTGAACTTTGTGCTTGAGTATTAAGTCCCTTAGAACCTAACCCATCAAGAACAATAGCTTGTAAAGGTTTAGCTGGCATACCAAGTGCTTTCGTCTACAGTCCTGTCGGAGTCCTGAGAAATAGCATCAGTTAATGAAAGGGTAAATCGTTGACCAGCAGTATCTGAAGATGTACCACCGTCTTCACCACGCTCGTTTAGTGCAAGAGAGTAGGCCCCCAAAACAATAAGGTTTTCAGGTACGGTAAAAGTATCTGCTGCTTGAGTACGATCTGACTGAGGAATAACTACATTTACTTTAAGATCGTAAGTTCCTGCTGGAGTGGGCCAGAGGTGTATGTCATTGTCCTTTAAACGAAAGTAAGTAGGCTGGCCCGTCTGTGTTGTACCTATATAGGTGTAGTTAAGAAACTGAGCATCACTGATTTGTTTTAAAACCACATCATTTGTGTTGTCAAAGACCTGAAGAATACGAGAACGACTGGTTACATTGGACATATCGTAAGATGCCGTAGAAGCCGAAGTAGTTACAGTCTCTATAGATCGTAAAGAAGTCCAGTTCCAAGCATCCTCTACGATGTCTTTAGCTTCATTAACTAATTCACCAATAAGTTTTTGATAATCATCTAGTTCACTTGCAGAAGAAATTGCTCCTGACCAGTCTGAACCTACAGTATCTTCACGTAACCTTGTCAGTACTTTGTCAATAACTGTTCTATAACTCATGTTATTTCCTCATCTAAAAATAATTTTCTTTCTGCAACTCGCCTACGAAGAAGTCCTTTTATTGGTTTACCCCCTGCGTACTTCCATCTTAAGAACTCATCGGCACACCCTAAGTAGTCTTTACGATTTAACTTCATTCTGGCTGTACTTCTTTGGAAGGCTCCAGAACCTACGTTGTACACAAAACTACATAAGGCTGCAAATTGGTTTTCCGTTAGAGGAACTTTAACTAAACTACCTATGCGACTTTCTGTAGTTTTTAAATCTCTTTCCATTAAACCTACTGCTTGGTCCTTAGTAATGTTAGAATGGTCAGCAGTAACTCTTTTTCCATTTAATCCATATATAGAACCAAACCCTATCGTCCATATTCCCGCTACATCTTTATATGGTTCTTTAGAAAATCCTTCAAAGTCTTTTAGTAAGTGAAGACCTTTCTCATTTATCATCTCGACCACTTTGACACTAAGCGTTGACCGAACCAAAAACTGATAATAACACTGAAGATTCCTACTATCTCGTCTGACCACAGGCTTTTGAAAACTTCCTGACTGATCATATCGAATGCCGAAAGAAAAGTAAGCAATACAAACTCCAAGAAAAAAAAGTATGTAATGATTGGCCTTACTGTAGCAGAAAGGTTTACAACCCATTGACTTGACCTTTTAGTTTGTTCATCTACATTTTTATGAACAGCTATGTTTACTTCACCTACACTAGAAATAATAGCTTCGTCTCGTTTGTCCTGAGCTTGTTGAGTCATAAGTTTTAACTCATGATCTTTATCTCGCTGATCTTGTTTGGCGTCCATAAACATTTTAAACAACCCAGGTCCAGTAGAAGTAACAAACCCAAGTACTGATCCAACAAGACTAAGCATTTATTTCTTCCTTCTTTTCTTCTTTTTCTTCTTTAGGGTTTTCAGGAAAATCAAAGAAAAGACCCTGACAGAAAGCAGACCAACTTTTTATGACACCTGCATCTTGCATTGGTTGGAACTGAACAGCCACTACTTCAATAGGAGGACACTCGTCTACCATAACAATGTTATGAGTAATACTATCATCAGTATTCCAAAGAAGTACCAAAAGAATAATTTTTGTCACGGGTGTGATCCATTGTGCATTTTATACTGCCTGTCAATTTGAATCTTTAAATGTTTAATACTTTCTTTCAGTTCTGCCATTTCTCTATTATGATTAGCTAAATTAGCTGGTGAAAGAATTTGTTTAAATGTTGTCATTTGATTATTTATAACTGCTTCTGTAGATTCTACCGCATCTACTCTTGAATCTATCTTGTTTAACTTATTATAAATTGATTCAAGATCGTTCATTGCTCTACTTAATTGAGACTTAACAACTGCAAAGGCTCCGGCTAAAGATGCAACAAGAGTTAAAAACTGTACACCTTCCCGTATACCAAATTCCATTACATTACAGGCCAGTCGTCAATTGGGGCATTGCCATTTTCAGGTATAGCAAACAACGCCTTGAACGCATCAAAATCAGCGGCGTTGGTTATTGCTGTTTCTATGGCTGCACACTTAGAAATAACTGCTGCACGATAAGTTGCTACATCAGAGTCAACCTCACGATCACGTTCTGCCTTGGCAATCACTTGCCAATCTGTAGGAGCCAAAAGGCTATTGGCTGTTTCTTTTATTCTGGGAATCCACTGTGACTTTAAACCTAACGTGGTCATTTTTTCCCCGAAATCATTAGTTACGGTGGTGTCCTCTAAAATTTTAGGTTCCGAAGTCCAAGAACCATCCACAGAAGGACCGCTTACCAAATAAAACCTAGCATCAGGTTTAGGTTGCTCAACAACCTCACGAACAAACAATGTCTGCCCACCTTCGTCAAACAAAGGCTCATCTAGTTTGGCATTGGTCGTTTGCCCACCGTCAGGTCTAAAAACAACTGCTAAAGAGCTAAACGACTGCCGCCCTTGGCCATCAGCAACAATCGCGTCACTTTCGTTTTTAATCACATACATTATTTTCTCCTATCTTGCTAAATTAGCTAGTCGGCGTATCCGTTGATTGTGTAGGTGAATTGACGGGAACAAATGCTTGCGACCCAGTCATACTTACGCTGTCAAAATTCATCGACTTTGAAGTGATGTTGCGGTGTCCGATCATGATATAGACTGGACCTGCGTGTGTTTGGCTAAAGCTGTGAAGGTCAGACCCGTCGTCGGTAATTTTAATAGTCGAACCGGTGCGAGTAATCGTCACGGCTGACCCGGCTGCAATTGCTGACGAGGCTTGAGTTGCGTTGCCGTACATGATTTTACCAGCGCCTACGCTGCCAGCACCGCCGGAGCCGTTTCCACCGTCATCGTACCACCAACTTTTAGTCATGCTGTCCAGACCACCATCGTCGGTGCCAGTGGCAAAGGTGCTGAGTTCATCAGCGTCGAAGCACCCAAAAATTGATCCAGCGATGGCGGTGGCCGTGAAGCTAAAGGTAAAGTCGCCGCTGAATGGATTATTTAAGCGACCGCTGACGCCGGGTGCGCCGTTGTTGTCGATTGTTCCGCTGCCAATCGTCGTATATGTAGAATTGTATTCGTAATTTGCCGCCGCAGGTGTAAACGTCTTTGACGGTGCGCTGTTGCTGCCAAGGGCTGCACCTGTTCCACTAAAATCCAAATAAAAGCCATTATTGCCTACACCCTGATTTGGACTCAAAACAAGGCAGAATGTTCGTGCACGACTCTCTGTCGAATTTGGTGTGCAGGTGACGGTGAAATTTCCTCCAGTCGAATGTTCTTTACTCGCGCCCGACATCACCACGCCGTCTGCTATTACCTGATCAATATTTTCGTTGACATCCGACGACCAAGTGTGTGTGCGACTGCCAGTACCCCCACGACCCGCGAGGATAATACTGTTGTCAGGTACATTGGACAAACTAAATGAGGCCGTCGAAGTTGAGCTATCTACTTGCAAATCAAATAATTGATGGTCGCCCGTCACAGCCCAAACGATCACGCCAAACTGGCTCATTGTTTTATTCAGCGTAACGGAAATGTCTCCAGTCGTACCCGATGGAACATCAGCTCTCCATAAACTGCCCGGATACTGCGGCTCGACAGAATTATTTACATCGCTAATTTTCGTTGCTGAAACACCACCTACGGTAACAGGCGTAATGGTTGGCGCAGCGCCAGTTGACTCCTGGCCTGTCATAAAAACATAGATTGCGCGATTATCAGCAGCCGCTCCTAGCGCCACGCTACTAAAAGTATAGGACGTAGCGTCAGCCGATGACGTAGCACTTGTGACGTTCGTAATTTCCTCCGCAGTTGAACTCACTGTTAAAGTGTCTGTCGGATCAATCGGAACCCAACTGCCTCCGCTACTCTCTGCGAAGGCTGTAGGAGCCAGACTGCGACCATCCACGTAAATTACTTCGGCCATCCTGCCGTCAAAGGTATGTGAAGTACCTCCTGTCCAACTTCCAATTCGCCAGCCAGTTGACGTAAACACGTCACCATTTTGACTAGGGTAACTAGCTGCATCAAAGCTGTTAATTTGCGAGCCGTTCAAATAAAGTCGAACTCGATCAGCGGCGGTGCCTTGCGAGGTGTCCACGCGCATCACCAGATTTTGCCAATCGCTTGTAGACGTAAATGTTTGCGTTGTGGTTACTTCAGTTCCATTGCCAACCACCAGTTTATTTGCGCTGGTAAAATAAGCCTGGATCTGAACGGAGCCTCCGCTGCCGTGAGTAAATAATCGTAGGTTTGAACCCCCGACGCTCGCTCTTTTAAACCACAGGGACAACGTGCCAATGTCAGCGTTCATTGGCGTTCCAAAACCGCTGTCAGCAGAAAGATATTCAGCGTCTGCTTTTACGAGCAGTGCTGAGTTATCGACAGCAAAGGCGCTACTAGCTCCGGCTGCGGCCTTGAGCAAATTATGGATGCCCGTCATTATTTCATGTCCAGCCCAGCAGCAAACCCATACCAGCGAGTTCCCGCATCTATCGATGTGAAGCAAAGTATATCGACACCTGCCGTCGTTAAAGTCGGGGCTGTTCCACCAGCAAAATCTACCGCTGCTGGCCAGTTAACGGTTTGGCTTCCACCGTTGGTTAGGTACAAAACAAATCCACACTGTTCGTCACTGGCAGTAGGGTTACTAAAGGTGAAGGTGTTGGCACTGGTATCGACTGTTGCACTGATTGAGTTACCAAGCGTCAGGTCAATGTCTTGAGTACCGCCACCAGTAGCTCCTATAGCATTAGTAACTTCACCGTAGTCTTTAAGGTTAAGACGAGAAACAGTATTATCATTAAAGTTAGTTGCCTCATCGTTTTTAACCGTAGCTGCATCAAACTGTTGAAGAGTTACACCAAGGTCGCTAGAATCATACTTACTATTAACTGCTGTTTGAACAGCGGTAAACTCCGTATTAAAGTCTCCACCAGAAATAATCTTATTTGCATCAGAATCAGCCAGAGCATCTTTACCGGACCAGCTAACTTGGATTGTATAATCGCTCATTTATTTAACTCCTTGATGAATACCGGGCTATCCCGTAAAGTGATTTTGCGCTACCGTATAATGCTGCATCTCCCGAATCAAAAGGAGAGCGTTCATCTTGTCTTTGATTCGATAGTTTTATAAACAATTGCTGTTGAGACCATTTAGGCGTAGGCGGTTTACGAACAGGTTTAAATAAAGATTTAGTTCGTCCACGAGGCATAACTAACCCCTAAGCCGTTCACCAGCCCAACGAGCTAAGTTTTTCTTTTTCTTTTCTTCTGTCATTTTTTTCTTTTTCTTTTTGACAATTTTCCCGGCTGTTCTATTTTTTACTGGTTTCATAGTACCACACCATATTCCTTGTTTCGTTCACGTACTAACTGAAGTAGTTTTTCTCTTTCTTTTTCCCATACAGCATTTAACTTTTGAGTGCTAACTTTAGGATTATCCGTCGCCACTCGCTTAATGCGGCCTGTAGGTGTCGGAACGGAAATCTCTGTAATTTTTGGTTTCTTTCTTTTATCGGAAGGAGTAAACAATCCCCCTTTTGCAATCTTAATATCTGAGGCTTTAGGAGCCGGTCTTCCTTCGGAAACTTCCTTAGCTTTACTTCCTTTTTGAACGTCATGCTTTTCGTAGTCCTTTTCCTTAACTTCGTCAAGCTCTTCGTTCTCGTGCATAAGTAAGTCTATTAAACTTTGCAGGTCTTCTGCCTCTTCGTCAAACCCGTCCCCTTTAAACTCTAATTCATTTTCCTCTAGAAAAGAATTTATTTGCTCTTCAGTAGCTCCGGGGTTTGACTGTTTAAAAGACTTAAGTAGCAGTTCGCTATAGAGACGGGCTATTTTATTTTTAATACGTTCAAGCTCTAGGTTATAACTTGTGTCCGATAAAGCATCTTCTAAAGTAATCATAATCTAGCCCTATGTTGTAGTAGTGGGAGGCCCTATGACTAGAGCCTCCCTGTGACTACTTAGGTAGCAGGAACAACGAACGCTACGCCAGCGTCATCACGAAGTTCCGCAACGCCGTAAAGCGTATCGGCGGTGAACAGATCACCAAGATACTCTTGCTTGTACTGCGTTTGAGACCGAACACCCATCTGCTCCGCAAAGCAAAGGGCATCCTTGTGCATCATGACACCGACACGCTGGGCGTCAGAGTTGATGGACGGGCAGTTAGAAGAAACATAAACGTCCATGCCATAGATGCTACCGATTTTTCCGGTCTTGATAGCTTCACCATTACCGATAAACTGTTGTTCAGTAAAACGGTTAATGGCCAGCATATCATTAGCGGCAATCGGAGGGATAACCATGCAACGGCTATCCGAAGGAACATCAGCGTTGTCGAGTTTCAAGATCATAGCCCGAATACCGGCATCCGTAATGTCCGTAGCGTTTGTAGAGTTACCCGTGTACAGTGTCGTACCGTCGCCGCCAATGACAGCTTTTTCGTACAACGAAGCACCCGTACCTCCAACAACACCGCCTTGGAAACCTTCGGTAAGAGCAAACAAGTCGGTATCAACTTGAGTTGCAAGTGCATAACCAGCATCGTCAGTATAGAAACGACGAAGAGACTGGAGAGCCTGAACTTCCGTAATGTCTTCCATAAGTACGGAATATTCATAGTGCTTGTTAATGCTAACCTGCACCGTAGCGTGAGTATCGCCCTGAAGCGTTACTTGAGTATTTGCAGCTTTAGCAGTAGCAGAACCACGGACAGGCTTAGGAATGTTAATGGCATCCCCTTTTTTACCTGCGTGATTAATTTTAGTGACAAGACCACCGAGAACAAGATTTTTCTTGTACCCAGCAATCACTTCATCCGACCACAACTCAGGAATAAAATTCGCTGCTGTCGTAATCGTCTGATGACCAGTACCCAAAGCCATAATTAGCTCCTTTCTTTATAAAGTTATTTGACGCGACCCTCAGCGTAAGCCGCAAGAATTTCATCTTGTAAACTTTCATAACGCTCAGGATCATTTGTTTTAAGCCGAATTAGATCAGCCCTACGGTAGATTTTCTTACCGGATGTAGATTCTGAAGAAGTCCTAGATACGCCTTTCCCTGCCTTCATAGCTTGTTCTCGTTCAACAGCTTTGTTTGCTTCGGCCTCGCTTGTGTTACTAATTAAGGCTCGTTCTTTCCAGTTACCTATAAGTTCCAAAGCAGAGTCTAAATTATAATTATGTGCCGCTACAAAAAGTTGTTTACGTATCGGGCTTTCTTGAACCCACTCCTGAAACTTTGAATCACTTACGATATCAACGTAATCAGGATGCGCTTCTTTCAGTCGTTGAGTTGTAACTTGGACATGCTGTGTCTTTTGTTGCTCTTCAAACTGACGGAACTTCGGATGATTTTCAATGGCTTTACTGACTGCTTTGTCAGGGTCATCAAAAAAATCAATATCCTCTTCTTCTAACGCTTCTGTTCCGCTTTGACTAGTGGTAATCTGTTGTTGAAGAATACCATCTGTGAGTTTGCGAAGTTCCCCTATTTCTTGTCCCTTTCTTCCAAGTTCTTTTTCCAAGTTTTCGTAGGAAGAAATAATGTCTTCCATCGACTTGTTCTTAAACTTGTCAGGCAGTTCCATCTCCGGTTCCGCTTGAGGTTGTTCCACGACTGGAGCCTCTTCGATGTTCGCATACTCTTCGCCTTCTTGTACTTCTACTTCTGGTTCTACAACAACACTATCCATAGTACTAACCTCCGTCCTGTATAAAGATTATGGAGTTAAAATATGTTGGGATTAAAGGTCTAACTCTAATTGATCCAACGCTAGTTTGGTGGTTTCCTCTAAATTAATAAACATATTTAGCATATCCACCTGCCCTTTCCTTAGAAAAAGCGTCTTCTCATCTTCTATCGTCTGTATGTTTTCTAGTGATTGAGCCATGTCCTCTAATTCTTTTATAAAAATACTCCAGGCATCACTGTTAAACAAGTCAAGACGTTTTTCAAGAATTTCTCTGTCAGTCATTATCTACCCGTTTCGGCTGCTTTAGCTAAATTAAGAATAGTTTCGGACTGCAAGTGTTCTACTTCTGGCATATTCCTCATTGTTTCTGACTGAACATTTTGTGCATCTACTTTAAGTTTTTCAATACGTGCCATTTTTTCTGCAAGATCAACCTGTACTTTAGCCATAGCAGATTCAGAGTTTTTGTCCTGGGCATCGGACTGTAGCTTGGCTGCGTGGGCCATGTCCTTCATTGCTCCGGCCTTCATTTCTTCAATTTCCATCTGCAACTTCATAAGCTCAAGCTGTTGTACCATTTGTTGCATTTGTTGTGCTTGAGGATTAGGTTGCAGGGACTGAGCAATAGCTGCCTTCATTTGATCTCTATTGGACATAGAACTGTTTTCAAAGATAGACATAAGGAGCATAGCATGAGGAGGAGTACCTGGTTGTGTCATTGACATTAACTGGATCATTTGAGTCATTTCCAGTTCCTTAGCCATAATACCCATTGAGGAATAAGATTTAAACTTGTAGTCTCCTGCTGGATAACGATCAGGAGAAAACTGAATATAACGATAAGCAGACTTTTCAATTAAAGGAATTAAAAAGTTTTCTTGGAAGTTCATAATAGTACGCTTCTGTCGTTTAATCGAAGCTGCCTGTATCATGGACATTCCAGAAGCAGTAGAGTTCCTAGGGTTCGAGAAGTTACTATTGGCACTGTCCATTGCTCCAGTACCCATTTGAACCATCCGCTCTAACTCACCGGCTTCGGTAAACGTAGTGTTAGAGACAGTACCAAAGTTTAAGGGGTACAAGGTTGACCGAGGATCACCGTTTGTAAGAATTGTCTTACCGGCTTTGACCTCGAACTTGACACCCCTAGGGAGACGAGTAGCATCCACACCCATCATAGGATGTGTTGTAAGGGCAAGAGCATCAATCCTAGCACGTAGCTCGGCATCAAGAGCCTTTTGTGGATTATACCCCTTTTCTGCCACCCCTCGCCCCCAAAACTTGTTGGGAACACGATCAAGCTGAAAGGCCACAAAAGGACGATCTTCCATTAAATAAGGATTTTCTGCGGCCTTAAGTACAATATGGTCATTAGCAATAACAACTACTGATTCTACTAGTTCATCATCTTCGTAGTCAAACTCTTCTTCCATTGAGCTACTACGATCATTTAAGTATTTCTTAGGAACCTGTCCCCAGTACTCTACAATTTTGACTTTATCTTCGCTACCCAAGTCATTACTATATTCTTCGTCGTAGCCCAAGTCCATTTTGTCAAAGTCACCAAGCGGTTTATCTTCGTATACACCTTCTTTCATACCCTCCATTATTTCCCATTTTGGCTTAATGACTATTTGAGCAACGCCCAGTGCATCATCAATTGAAGTAACGCAGGGATCAATTACAAATTCTTTTGGTGTCAAAGCGTCTACCTTTACAGAAGTAATAACTTTTTCCTGTAAAGCAACATTAGTCGTAAGTGTTCCAGGTATTTGAGCTTCAGTAGGAACCTTTTCAATTTCATCTATAACATTTAACTTAGCAATGCCAGTACCATAAATAGCAGCGTTAAGCAAAGACTCTACAATTGGGTCCTTTACTTTACACCGTTGCATATCTTCCTGAAGCATAGTACGTATAATTGCTATATCCGTAGGGTTCTGATCCATTACGTCATCACGAATATCAAACCACATATCCCTACCAAAGATAGCTTCTTCAAGTTCCGCTACAGTGGACTCAATGGCCTGTTGTGTTGCGGGAGAAATAAGTTTGGAGTTTTCTGACTCTCTTGTTTTATCTTCGTAGGCCCAAATACCACGCCAGATACGATAGTACTCATCCCATTTTTCCATGTAATTAGTATTACGGTGGTCTTCCCACTCTTCGACCTTATTCATTACCCATGATGCTAGGGATGCTTGAGGGTCTTTGTATACTAAATCATCCATAAATTAATACCCCGATACCGTATCTAATGGTTCCCACTCGTCTATCTCTATAGAACTTGCATAGTCAGCTACAGAAACTTGGTCTATGTACGCCAAAGAATCTAGTAAGTCATCGTGAGATAGTGGACTTGGAAAGTCTAACATCTGTGAAATAAACTCATGGTTCCAGTCTGCCTTACGAAACTTAATTTTTCCATGTTCCATACGGCCTTGTAAGGCCCAAACTATTCTGTCTTGTTTCTTTTTACCGCCGTGCGTTACGTCCGTTATGTTTATCCACCTACCTCTTGTTCTCATCTCATCTTCGATGTAGGGCATAATGGCATTCTTTAGCGCACCCGATTCGATTCCTACTGTAGTGGCATTGACTTCCTCAGATACATCAATAATCTTTTCGGCAGTCTCTTTGATGTTCCAACGTCCGTGGTGTATGTCTTTAACTAACCACTCGTCTCCTGCAATCTTAACTACAGATATTGCCGTTTCGTCAAGTTTGGAAGATTTAAGACCTCTACCCTTATCCGCTTTCTCAAAGCCAGCCGGGTCAACCGATACAACATAATGGCCTGTCTTAGAAGCGGTATCTTCCTCAAACTCCTCATCTTCTTCGTACCTAACCCATTTTTCAAAAAACACCCCACCGGAGAAACTTTCAAAGGTAGCTTCAAACTCCTGTCGAAATGCCTGAGTAGACATTGTTTTCTTTGCTGCTTCTATTTCGTCTGGATCAAGAAAAGGATTATCAGTAGAGTTAAATTGAAATGCTTCCCATTGTTCCTCGTTTTCTGGTAGGTGAGCATCTACCCATAACTTATGAAAGTGGTTCTTACCTGCTGGAGTTCCTATGAATAACGCCTCACCCTTTACGTCTGCCAGTGTGGGCCTTAGGATCATCTCCCATACTTCTGGCTTCATAGAGGCATACTCGTCCATGACGACATATGCAAGACCTACACCCCTTAAAGTATCTGGCCTATCTGATCCCTTTAAATATATCTTTCTATCATTGACCAGAGTAATTGTTGCGGTGTTCTCATGTGTGCTTTTAATTACATTCTGACCTACGTCCTTAAGAATAGACCAGAGAATATCTTTAGCTTGTTGGAATGTTGGTGCTACATAGAAGACATCCTTGTCCTCACTTTGGAGTGCCTTAATAATTAACACCCATGCAGCTAAATAACTTTTACCAAATCTTCTACCGCAACTAGCTACTTTAAATCTTTTACTCGACTTAAAGATTTCCATCTGAGCATCGTGAAGAGTAACTTTAAGTTCAGTCATTCTTATCTACTTCTTGAAACTCAGCTTCAAATACTTCTTGTTCCTTAGCTTCCTTGGCTTCTACTGCCTTAACACCTTCAATAATAATATTAACGCCAAGGTCTTGATGTTCGTGTGTTATCTCTACTGCTTTGGAGGTGGGAATAATTCTGTCCATGCACATCTTAAGACAGTGCCTGTCACCCTCCAGTGCTAGTTCTATAACCTTATTTACAATCTCCGGTCCTTTAGAGGACATAAGTTCTCTTGAGAGTTTAGTGTACTTATTAAGTGATCCCTTTGGTCTTCCCGTTGGGTTTAACGCTGGCATCCCTTTCTTGAAGTTGGGGTTCCCTCGTTTCTTTTTTACTACTTCTTGTTGACCGTCTTCTGTTTCTGACATTCTTTGCTCCTGACTTTTTCCTACTACGTAGGGAGGCAGTTACCACTTTTTACAACTCCAGTACCTTGCTGATAGTTTATCTGGAGGAGATGTATCACATTTGTGTCTGGCTCGAAAGCTCTTTCGTCTTTTGGGTTGATCCTTTTTAATTGACATATTGGGATCACCAAACCTAACTAACTTTGTCTTGTCGCCTTTTTTGGCAAGAACAGCAAACTTTTTAGACTTGCCTGGAGTACGCTTAGGTTTGTTATAGCCAGAGAACTTCTCACCTCTATAGGTTATCATTTTTTCTTACGAGGTTTCTTTTTCTTTTTACTTTCCTCATCCTTCTTTTTCTTTTTCTTAGGTTTCATACTTCCATAACCATAACCAGGCATAAGACAACTCCTCGACTATTTTGAAAAGACCAAACCATAACTGGTTTGTAACTTAAGTATTCTTAAGATGTGAAGATAAGTTATTTGTTTAAATTCTTAAAGGTTAACTTCTTAAAGTTTAACTTTGATGTTCTTAAGTATCAACCTCTTTATAGCTTTATTATATCATATTTAGAACCTAAAGTCAATAGCTTCTTAGGATTTCTTAGGAAGTACCCCGCCTGTCCTGAAAAGTCAAGAGTTATTTTACTATGGTTTAGTTATTTATGTAATTCTTAGGGGTCCAAATTGCTTCCCATGTGGGCATGAGGGACAAAGACAAAGAGACGTGGCTGCTAGGGGTCCCCCCGGTACTTCTCAGGACCACAAAAGACCACATTAGGCGTGTGGATTTCTTGAGACCACCTGAGAATGCATGTGGAAATGAGAAAAAAAGAATACCTGAGTATGGTTCTCGGGGATTTCCTGGGACATCCCAGGAATTTAATTGGCATGGTTATTGCTTATGCAACTCTTGTGCCACCTGGTGTATTTATGCAACACTAGGAAATAAAGCAACTTATACACAGGTTTTTTCTGGGATGATCCCATATTTCATTTGACCACTATAGATATATCCTTATAATTCGCGGCACGACAGACAACAACTATGGAGCAACGACAATGACCAAGACAATTCAAACATTCGCATTTGATGCCGGTGGGAAGTACGACAAACACGGGCAGACAATCGGAGTGGCATGGGTTACGCTACACACTCAAGAACATTATCTCTGTTATTTTTATGACCTATCCAGGGGCATTGATGACCGATGCATGTGGGGTGCCGTAGATTGGTACATGAGCGAAAAAGAAATCCAGAAAACTCTTCAAGGTAGGGTATCAAAAGCTGAGTTGAATAGCACCCATGTATCCAGCCGAGAGGCTCTGAGCTATTGTGGCGGTCGTACTCCATCATGGGGAGTTGACAGCGACTTGATCAAAGAGATGCGGGAGAAATCACGGGAGGCAGCTATAGCCTTCCGCAATCCTCCCACAAAACCTACTACACCACCAACCACAGATGAAAAGGAAACCAAGACAATGACACACAATGTTGAAACGATTAATCACGCCTTACGTGGTGCCGCTGAAGCTGAGATGGTCCACACACAAAGCCTAGTGACGGAACACTACCTTCCAATGTGGGAAGTTCTGAACGAGGAAACAGAAGGTGCATGGCCAGGAAAGTCACTCACCAAGAAGATGATTTCCAACAGTGAGAGATTAACCGATCTATTTGTTTTCCTCACGCCGGAACAGCGTTCTGAATTCGCTAGGGATTGCAAATTTGTTAAAGAGAATTTCGATGCTGTAGTAGATGAAGCCCTGGCGAACGGATGGCGCAAACTCTCAGCAATTCGAAAGGCTATCCAGAAAGCTCAGAAAGCTGAGGAAGTAACCGAGGAGGAAGTGACCGAGGAAACAACCGAGGAAGCAACCGAGAAGGAACCGGAACTGGAAAATACCCGGTTCATCTCTGAGATTGCCGCACTACTCGCGGAAGCTCAGGAAGCGGGTTTCGATCCTCACGGGATCGCACAGGCCGCACTCGCGGAGATAGCGGACCCTGACCCTCTGGAAATCCCTGAGGCACTCCGTCGCTAGTGTCTCCTACAATATCCCCGGGCTTGACATAGGTTCGGGGATATGATAGGACATATTAGAAACCGATGAAGGGAATTAGAACTATGTCATTTTTTACAACCAACGCAGAACGACGCCGGTTCCTTGCTTTTGAGGAACAAAAATTAGGTATCCCAACGGAAAAACTTACTAGTTGGGATAGGTACAGCATTTATGTAATGAATACTGATGAAGCACCTATAAGCTTTAATGAATGGCTAAATACTTGAAACCCTCAACAAAGGAACTAGAACCATGTTAGTTAAAGAAGCGATACAGTCTGGAAAGATATCCAAAGGCAATAGCAAGATGCCAGGGACATCCTACGCCATAGATGCTTTCGCGTGTAAAACGGGAAGCAAGTTAGCAGAAATCAAAGGGACACCGTGCGCGTCTTGCTATGCCCGGAAGCTACAAAAGCTACGTCCTAGCGTGAACCAGGGTTACAAAGCTAACCTGGAGAAATGGAAAAACGCCAGTCAAAAAACCTGGATTGAAGCAATGGTATTTCAGATCAATAGATCGGGAACCAAATACCATCGGTGGTTCGACAGCGGAGACTTGCAATCGCGGACCATGCTGGAGAGTATTATTGAGGTGTGCAAACGCACTCCCGATGTAAACCATTGGCTACCTACGCAGGAACGGGATATCATACATGGCGTGGAAACCCCTGATAACCTAGTGATCCGTCTATCTGGAAGCAAGGTCAATGGTCGCGCCCCTAGTGCTGACAATACCAGCACGGTATTCGACAAACACGGAGAGCCCATAGGACAGGAATGCCTCGCCTACACTCGCGGGAATAATTGTGGGGATTGTCGGGCATGTTGGAATCCGTCCGTTAAAAACGTATCGTACAAGAAACATTAAACCTGGGATCATCCCAGAAAATTGGAGGTTGACAATGAATAAGCAATTTGGTACGGTCGATATAGTCGCACTAGCGATGGCACTGGCAACAGCAATCTTTTTTATAGAGGGGTTTATCTATGGCGGCATATAGCAGACAGAAACTAGTGGACCAGTGTATGAGTGCGGTTAGACGCATGGGATACAACGAGTGGTGCTGGTCGATGGAGTGCAGGTATAATGTTATGCCGGACTGGTGGTGGAACCCCATTGAGAAAGACAAGAAGTATAAGCATTATGTTGCGACTGGTGCATGGGGTTCTTGATATGTGGGAGAAAATTAGATTAGTTTTGTCGGATCACTGGGTATATTTTATCGTGACCTGGACCCTAATCTATATCTCAGTGAGATTTTAGGACAAGTAAAGGAGAAGTAAAATGCGTTGTATTATTTGCGACAATAAACTAAAAGACGGAGAACTACTTAAGCGTGATCTGTTCACAGGTTTACCCCTTGACACATGCAGTACGTGCATGGGTTCAATAGGTGAGGCGGTAGCGGAGGACTTCGAGTATATTGACGACCTAAACGTCATCTCAAAAATTCCTCTTGACAATGAAGAGAATGATCTATAGAATACTTAAGAAGCCTAGGGAATTAATCCTTTATATATTCATTAAAGTTATTTCCTAGGTGTTCTTAAGATTTCCTGGGATGGTCCCAGAAAAAGAAAGGAAAGGTTATGTCTACCAAGAACAAGAGGCGGTCTGCTCCGAAGAAACGGAGGAACCCAGAGAAGGTCGTGATGGATAAATACTACCACCCCAAGGCCTTCAGGTCCCGTAAGCGTACCCTGTCTGCGACTGATGCGGACAAGGAGATCAAGGAGTATCTAGACTATGACGCATAGGTCTATATGGTTTGCTGATGAGGCACCGCGGATAGGCTCTGGCTACAGGATAGTCAACGTCAAGAAGAGGGGTCGTAAGTGGGTCCATCTTGAGTACTGGCCGGGAGGTTCTCAGGGTCACAAGATAAATACGAGACTCCGAAAGAGTGTATTCGAGAGACTCGAACAATTAACGGATCATCAACTGAAGATAGGAGGTACTGACTGATGGCTAAGAATCCAATGGGAAAGACAAGAGATATCGAAGAACCGTATGCTATTTTTAGAGCGGCAGGAGATTTTGAATTGAGAGTTTTAAAGACATACAAGATGCCTAAGAATGAGGAGAAAGATATTTATTCACGTTGGTTTACTGGGGCTAAGTCTCCTATGACCTACGGTAGCTGGGAATACGGTGATACATATCGAAAGGAAATAGTGGACAACATGCTGTTAATTGAAGCATCTCAGGAGTTTATAGATGCCTATGGAAAGGACGGTAAAAATCTCCGCTTGACAGAAGAACCTAAAAAGATTAATATATTAACATAATCAGAAAGGAGTTATCATGCAATCACAAACCACACTTTTGATTAATCACTTCCAGGGTGGTCGTTCGATCTCTAACTACGAGGCCCGTGATCTCTATCGGATTGCCAGTCTACCCCGTAGGATCAGTGACCTCGAAGAGATGGGCATTGTCATCACCCGCCAACGGAAGGTTGATCCTACAGGTAGGCGTTATGTACGGTACTCTATGCCTACCTCTAACTATCGTGAAAATTACCCTAGCTAACTGAAGGAGAAGATACTATGATTACTGAAGGTACTGTTGCGTTCTCAAACCTTAATGAGACTGAGCGTTTTAATGGACAGGACACGGGCAAGTATTCCATCGTTCTCACCCTGGAACCTGATGAGGCAGCAAAGCTGGCTGAGACAGGGGTGAAGCTGAAGGAGTACAAGAACCAACCCCAGCGTAAGTTCGTAACCAAGTTTCCTGGGTTCCCTGTTCTTGATGCGGAAGGTGAGTCCATTGCCAAGTACATCCCGTATGGTTCCCGTGTTCGCGTACTGTGGGAGCCCGGTAAGCCGCACCCTACACATGGTGTTGCTCCGTACTTCAAGAAGATCAAGGTACTGGAGATGGCCGAGGGTATGGATGGCGCAGATGATGAGGACTTTTAATGCTCCAGTCTAACTTCATAAGCAAGGCACCATGCCCCTCATGTCGTACTGACGGAGAAGATAAGACGGGGGATAACCTCGCAGTGTACGATGACGGGCATGGGTACTGCTTCAAGTGTGGTCATATCGAGAGGGCAGGGGGTGAAATTCCCCCTCCCATCGAAAACCTGGGACGGTCCCAGAAAACGAGAGGATTGGAAATGTCCGGTACATCAGGACCCATCAAGGACAGAAATATATCTCAGCGAATAGTCGAGAAGTTTGGGGTAACTTTAGAAGACAACAAACATCACTACCCATACCACGACAAGGACACTGGCAAACTAGTGGGAACCAAGGTCCGTAACTGCATTACTAAAGACTTCTACTCTACCGGCACCCTGGAAAACACTGGTCTCTTTGGACAGAACGTGTGGTCAGGTGGCGGTAAGTTTATTACGATAACCGAGGGCGAACTTGATAGTCTAGCAGTGGCCGAGATGTTCGACGGCAAGTGGCCAGTAGTCAGTATCAAACGAGGTTCCGCCGCCGCATCCAAGGACATCAAGGAGAACCTTGAGTGGCTAGAGACATTCGATAAGGTGGTCGTTTGTTTTGACAACGATGCTGCTGGACAGAAGGCCGCTGATGAGGTGGTCCCCCTGTTCTCACCTAACAAGGCCAAGGTGGTACGTCTGCCCATGAAGGACGCCGCCGATATGCTGACTGCCGGTAAGGTGCAGGAGTTCGTCAAGTGCTGGTGGGACGCTAAGGACTATAAGCCAGCAGGGGTGGTCTCACTGTCCGACGAGGTATGTTGGGACGCCTTTGTCACCCGTGGCAAGGCAGAGATCATACCCTTCCCGTCCACCTTCGGCACCCTCAACAAGATGATGAACGGTGGCATGGCCGCTGGTGAGGTCACGGTGATTGGTGCCTTGACCTCCGTAGGTAAGACTACCTTCGTCACCAATCTACTCTATGGTATGTACAAGGAGACCAACCGTAGGATCGGAGCGGTGTTTCTTGAGGCATCCATAGGCGAGACTACCGAGAACGTAGTGGGGGTGGTTGCCGGTACTAATATCAAGGTGATACCTGAAGAGGAACGGGACTACAGTTCCTACCGTCCTCACTATGAGGAACTACAGGAGACCGACAGGATACACCTTGACGACCATGCCGGAGCCTCAGACATCGAGGACTTGTTCTCTCGTATGAGGTATCTGATCAAGGGGATGGACTGTGATGTGGTAATCCTTGATCCACTACAGGCAGCGGTGCAGTCCAACGAGAACGGGATGATTGACTCGTTCATGGACAGGTGCCTGAAGCTGGCCAAGGAAACCAATGCGGCCATCATCATCGTGTCACACCTACGAAAGCCCAGCGTTAAGGACCCTCACGATGTCAACGAGTACGACATGAAGGGGTCCGGTTCGATCAACCAGATCGCATTCAATACCATACTCCTAAGTAGGGACAAGATGTCGGAGGACGACTACGCTAGGAACTGTACCAAGGTGCAGCTAGTGAAGTGCCGCCGCACGGGACGCACGGGACACGCTGGATGGCTGTACTACGAGGACGATACCTCTCGTATGGTGGCGGGTGTGGCACCTGAGATACAGGAGGTAGCCCATGAAGAATTTTGATAACCCAAGTAAAAGTTTAAAAATATACATAAGAGGAAGGAAAAGGAAAGAGTCCTATATCATGCAGCAAACTGGAGGGAAATGCGAGATATGTAAAGAGCATTGGCCGTCTGATGTTTTGGCCTTTCACCATCTAGACCCTAATGAAAAAGAACTTGATTTAGGAATAAACGCATGGTCGCACATGAAAATGGAGAGAGTATTGAAAGAGGCTCGTAAGTGTGCTATACTGTGTATGAACTGCCATACTTTAGAACACAAGGCTTTGGACAGAGGTGAGACTTTAATCAATGACCCGGATGCTTATCTTAGATATCGAAACTACCGAATTAAAAGGGATCCAGACCTCTTCGATAGAGAGGATATGGATGATAGGAACGATGGACCTGGAGACGAAGACGAAGAAGAGTTTCCTTACGCCTTCGTTTAGTGACGCAACAGAGATACAGGAGTACATCAATGGATATTCTACTGTGGTTGGTCATAATATTATTGGGTTCGACAGTCCTGTAATGAATGACCTGTTGGGAATTACACTCCCCAACGTAGTTGATACCCTTCTCCTCTCCCGTTTGCATAACCCTCAGATAGAGGGAGGGCATTCACTCAGAGCATGGGGAGAACGACTGGGGTTTCGGAAGGGAGATCACGACGACTGGTCTACCCTGTCGGATGAGATGATTGAGTACTGCGAGAGAGACTTGGACGTTACTGCTAAGTTATATACTGAACTTACTGAGAAACTAAAGGAGTTTCCCGGTGAGTCCATAGAGCTAGAGCATGACGTACAGCGTATTATAACTAAGCAAGAGAACAAAGGATGGGAACTAGATGTTGAACGAGCGTTTAATTTACAAGCAAAACTTAAGCAACGTAGCATGGAAGTGGAGCAAGAAGTACATAAGAGGTTCAAGCCTCTGCCGTTATTTGTTAAAGAGGTTACGCCTAAGATTAACAAGGACGGAAGTCTTAGTGTGGTTGGCCTTAAGTTTCTTGGGGATCGGCATACTGATGTGGCTGGTCCATTTAGTAGAGTTTCTTTTCCCGAATTTAATTTAGGGTCAAGACAACAGATTGCCAGACACCTACAGTTCTTCGGGTGGAAACCTAAGATGTTTACTGAGAAGGGTCAGGCAATAGTAGATGAAGGAGTTTTATCTAGGGTTGATATACCTGAGGCCAAACTAATCGCAGAGTATCTACTGATACAGAAGAGAACGGCACAGGTACAGTCATGGATAGAAGCGGTAGAGGAGGACGGTAGGGTCCACGGTAGGGTCAATTCTATCGGTGCAGTGACGGGGCGTATGACACACAGTAGCCCCAACATGGCTCAGGTCCCCGCATCCTACTCACCATACGGTACTGAATGCCGTGAGTGCTGGACAGTACCAAAAGGTTACAGGCTCGTGGGTATTGATGCCGCTGGCCTGGAGTTGAGAATGTTAGCCCACTACATGAATGATGAGGAGTACACAAATGAAGTTACCAATGGAGACGTACACACAACCAATCAAAAAAATGCTGGACTTGCAACAAGAGACCTCGCTAAAACTTTTATCTATGCTTTCCTCTACGGTGCAGGGGACGAAAAAATCGGAGCTATTGTTGGAGGTTCTCGAAGAGACGGAGCAGAACTTAAGGAAAAGTTTCTTAACAACACACCGCCTCTTAGACATTTACGAGAACGGGTTGCCAAGTCAGCCAAGCGAGGATACCTCAAAGGACTCGACGGAAGAAAGCTAGTCCTGCGGAGTGAACACGCCGCCTTGAATACACTTCTTCAGTCTGCCGGTGCAATAATAATGAAGAAGTCCTTGACGATACTTGATGAGTATGCTACAATACATAATATAGAGTATAGTTTTGTAGGCAATATTCATGATGAGTTTCAAGTGGAGGTCAGGGAAGATCAAGCAGAGAAGATGGGCTGGTTAGCTGTAGAGTGTATCAAGGCTGCGGGTGACAGGATGAAACTCAAATGTCCCCTTAACGGGGAGTATAAGGTAGGTAAGACATGGCGCGAGACACATTAAGCAGAGAGACAGAGCTAAAAGAATTAGGATACGACTATGAGTGGAGTCATTCTAATTTTATAGTTGCAAATTATCTTCGAGTGGCTCCCTATAAAAATAGGTGGTGTTATGTCGGAGAAGAGAATAAATGGTATGATTTTAAAGATATGTCAGAGATTAAAGATGAGTTAGACGAGTGGTTCAATGAAGACACTAAACATCTAGGATGCTTTGGGTATCCTTTTTGTGACGAAAATCCACTAGGATGCTCTGTCAGAATGGGTGATGCTGTTGAACAATTTGGACACAAAGGATAATTAAAATGGAAAAGAATTTAAATACCTTAGTCGAAGATATCTATACCCTCATGGTCAACAGAAACACTGACAAGGACGTTGACATAGAGGGAGAGATAGATAAATTTGGTGAGTCAATGAAGGACATCATGCGTAAGGAGTTCCTTCCAGGTGGACGTAGGGACGGTAGAAAACTACGCCTTTCCTCAGTGGGTAAGAATGATCTTATCCAGTGGTTTTCGTACAACGGCTACAGGGGTGAGCGTATCAAACCTCACACTCTTATCAAGTTTATGTACGGCCACATGATTGAGGAGATGCTCCTGTTTCTTGTGCGTCTTACCGGACATGAGGTAACGGACGAACAGAAGGAAGTGTCAGTTGGTGGAGTGAGGGGTCACATGGACTGTAAGATTGATGGCACTGTAGTTGACGTTAAGTCCACAACTAAGTTTGGCTTGATGAAGTTTAATGACAGGACCTTAGCCGCCAACGATGACTTCGGTTATGTCGATCAGATCAAGGCCTATGCCCATGCGGAGGGAGACCGTAAGTGGGCATGGCTTGCTATGGACAGAGACAGTGGTAAGCTGGCTGTTCTTGAGTATGACCTAGATAATACTAAAGACCCTATGTATGAACACTTCTCAGGTGACATTGAGGAAAGGATTGAGCATGTAAAAAAGTCCGTAAAGCAGGAAGACCGACCCTCAAGATGTTACTCTCCAATAGAGGACGGAAAGTCAGGCAACTTAAAGCTATCTACTACCTGCTCGTATTGTCAATACAAGAAGATTTGTTATCCAGAAGTCCGCGCCTTTCATACTGGATCTGGTCCAAAGTTTTTAACCACCGTCGTAAACGTACCTAAGAACCGTCAGGGTAAAGCCTATCCTGAGATTAACCTAGAGGAGTAAAGCTATGAAACAATATCGAGTAGTAAATACACCACGTCAGGACCGCCTTGAGCATCAGGTAACTGATCTTCTCAACGAGGGGTGGGAGTTGTATGGCACCCCTACTCAAGCGCCAAGTGGAGGGTATCTCCAGGCTATGATTAAAGAAACCAAGGCTAAGAAGAGTGCCTCCAAAGTATCGGAATAAGTTCGAGGAGACTGCCGGTCTCTTACTGAAGTCGTACTGTAAGTACGAATCAGAGAAGGTCCCTTATGTCATTCACAAGAATTACATCCCTGACTTTGTAGGGAGAAACAATAAAAACAAAATAGATATTCTTGTGGAGGCTAAGGGATACTTCAGGGTCGGTGACACACAGAAGTACAAAGCAATACGGGACAGTTTACCAAAGAAAAGACAGTTGGTTTTTCTTCTGTATAATCCAAATAAAAAACTAAGGAAGGGAAGTAAAATGAATATGTCAGAATGGTGTGAGAAGGAAGGGTTCAAGTGGTACACATTGGAGGACATAACCAATGCCTTTACCGAATGAACAATTCTTAAGGAGACTCGCGGAGATTACTGATCCCGATTTTCTTTGTGACTTTCTGGATATTACTAGTGAGGATATTCTTGAAAGGTTTGAAGATATAGTCGAAAGTTACCTTGATGAACTGCGTGAAGAGTTCGACGTTGACATAGAAGGGGAAGAGGAAGACCAATGAATGTTGATATAGTAGATAAGTTAGGAGACGACCTTACTGTAGTCAATGCAGCAAGGGTATCTTTTGACAAGGAAAGTTCTTGGGAACACTTAGGAACACGAGAGATGGGGGTTACAGGAAGACTGTCTAGCCTGGACCTCAAAGAGAAGGATAAAAAACTTCTTGAGTACCTAGCTAAACATCAACACTGGTCCCCCTTTAGTCACGTTCAGTTGCAGTTCCGTATCAAGGCTCCTTTGTTTGTAGCCCGTCAGTTAGGAAAGCATCAGGTAGGACTAGCGTGGAACGAGGTCAGCCGTAGGTACGTAAGCAGTGAACCTGAGTTCTATACCCCCGATGTTTGGAGAGGGGTAGCTGAAGATAAAAAGCAGGGGTCCTCAGATAAAGAGATTGATATCAACCCTGTACATCCCAACGGCCTACGCCCCTTCAGTAATGACTATGAGTTAGCTTTGATTAAGGCTAAGTGGACCTATGAAACCCTTCTTCGTAGAGGTGTATGCCCTGAGCAAGCTCGTATGGTTCTGCCTCAGTCTACATACACAGAGTGGTACTGGACAGGCTCTCTCTATGCGTTTGCTAGGATATGTAAACTACGGATGGCGGATGACACCCAAAAAGAAACAAGATTTATTGCGGAAAGTATTGACAAACACTGCAAATACCTGTATCCTAATAGTTGGATGGCATTGATGAGGGAGTACAATGATGAACAGGAATGATGTTCTGACTAAGGCAGTAGAGATAATCAACGGTGAGCGAGACAGTGACTACGGAGATGCTCTTGATAATCATCAACGTATAGCTAACCTTTGGAATGTTTACCTTGAAGGAAAAAACTCAGTTACTCCAGAGGATGTAGCTATTATGATGATACTTCTTAAGGTAGCTAGGTTGATCAATACACATACGACTGACAGTTTTGTAGATATTGCAGGATACTCAGCGATAGCCGAGGAAATTAGAGAGGAAAATCGTAATGGATAAGGACATAGAGAACAACTATTTTGACGAACTAATAGAGACAGAGGGACTGGACCCTGGTTTTTATACATGGTTAAAGGACATGAGTAAACTAAATGACAGAACATCGTCCTTCTTTGTGACCCTTGCTCTTGAAGATTTCTATGTAAGAATGACTCAAGGTCCAGACTTTCCAGAAGTAAAAACAATAATTAAACATTAAAGGAATAAGATATGTACGGAAGAAACTCAGTAGGACCACAGGTTAAACCATGCGACGACCTCCATGCCATGAAGTATCGGTTGGCTAACGAGAGCTTTGAGGAGGCCATCAACAGACAAGCAGGAGCAATGACAGATGATGAAGAACATCGTAAAGCGTATAAAGAAATTACTATGGACATGCGGTTCTTACCTGCGGGTCGTGTTCAATCCGCGATGGGAAGCCCTCGAAATGTTACGGCACTTAACTGTTTTGTTAGTGGGTCTGTTGAAGACTCTATGGACTCGATCATGCAGAGAGCCGGGGAAGCTGCTGAAACTATGCGTCGAGGAGGTGGGATTGGCTATGATTTCAGTCTTATTCGCCCTAGTGGTGATCGTATTGTTTCTCTTGACAGTTCCGCTAGTGGGCCTGTATCATTTATGCACATCTTTGATGCAGTTTGCCGAACGATTGTCTCAGCGGGACACAGACGAGGGGCAATGATGGCAGTGCTTCGAGTGGATCACCCTGATATTGAGGAGTTCATTCGAGCAAAGAAGAACGACAAGGACTTAACCAACTTTAACATCTCAGTAGGTGTTACTGATGAGTTCATGAGGGCAGTGGAGAAGGACGGAGACTTTGATCTTAAGTTTGGTGGTAGGGTCTACAACACGATCAACGCCCGTATGTTGTGGGACGAGATCATGCGTAACAACTGGGACTGGGCAGAGCCTGGGGTTATCTTCATTGACCGTGTTAATGAGGACAATCCTCTATGGTACTGTGAGGACATTGATGCCACCAATCCATGCGGTGAGCAACCTCTACCTCCATTTGGTGCCTGTCTTCTGGGCTCCTTTAATCTGCCACGGTACATCACTCCCGACTTTGAGTTTGATTACGAACAGTTCAATGCGGATATCCCTCACGTTGTACGTGCTATGGATAACGTCATTGATCGTACACAGTACCCTCTTGAAGAGCAGCGTAA